TTCATAGGCGGCATGTGGGAGAATGACGTTATTATGAGGGTTCATGAAGACGGCGGGAAAGTTGAGTTATGTGAAGATGCTTTTGTGCAAGTAGATCATTTAATAAAACATAATGCTACGAGTAAGTCTTGCGAATGGCACTGGAAGTATAGTTTTCCTTTATTAGAATCATTATGGGTAGATCCAGATAAGCGTCTTGATGAGTTACAACCAATAGATGATAGGAATATATTGAAAATATCTCAAGGTGAGAGAGGTGATTGGTGAGTCCATTATTTAATTATCCGAAAAACCAAATACATCCAGCTCAACATTCGACTATAAAAATGTTAGCTGATAAAGTAAACGCATCTATCGTCGTCGAGATAGGCTCATGGGTAGGTGAATCTACGTGTCTATGGGCTGATACGATCAAGCACCAACCTAAGCCACGAGTTATTGCGGTTGATTGGTTTAAAGGTAATCCTGGTACCGCGTTGGATGGGATAGCACATAATGAAAATATATACGCGATATTTAAGAATAATATCACGGAATTAGGATTTGAGAAAATAGTTAATACTTTTTACATGACATCAAAGGATGCTTCTACGTATATAGATGATAAATATGCTGATATTGTATATATTGACGCATGTCATGACTACGCTAGTGTTAAACAGGATATCGATTTATGGTTACCTAAAGTAAAAGATGGTGGAATTATTTGTGGACATGATTGTGAGAGCTTAACATGGGATGAGCGATATATTAATCAAGATGTCGTTGACGGAATACATCATGGTGTAGTAAAGGCCGTAGTAGAAACTTTCCAAGCATTTAACATAACGGAGAGAATATGGTGGACACAAGTAATTCGATAAGCGTTGTAGTACCAGCGTATATGCGTGAAAGTAAGCATATTCCGATGAGTGTTAAATGTATTGAGAAAGCTAGAGCTAATACGAAACTACCATTCCAATTAATTATTGTTGAGACATGTAGCGACTATCTTGAGGATTATGCAGATATACATATTTATGAGAAGAATAGGACTACTGCTGATAAAAGCATTAATCGCGCATTTTTCTGTTGCGATAGCCAGTATACTGTGCTACTAACAAATGATGTAATGGTAAGTGACGGATGGCTAGAGGCTCTACTAGAACCTTTTCAGTTGAAAGAAGATTGTGGCATAAGTACTCTTGCAAGTGATCAATTTGGTCATTTTCAAGAAAATAAGATAGAAGAAGGCATATGGGGAAGTGTATTTATGATACCTAGCCAATATGCCATGTTTGATGAGAAGTACGTTAATAGTTGGGAAGATAGCGACCTCTGGATGCAAATGTATCTAAGAGGATACAAGATGTATCGTAACTTTAATTGTGTGGTTTCCCATAATCCTGGTCAAACAGTTTATGCAGATAAAATGACCCAGGACAATTACGAGAAGAATAGGGCTTATTTTTTAAAGAAATGGGAAAATCATAAAGATACAAGGATTTATAAAATCCTAACCGAAGGACATGTTATATGATGAATAGAGTGTTTGTCGATATCTACAGTAAAGTAGGAAGCAATATTCAGGATACGTCTACAAGCACTGCTACTCTTATAAAAAGTTTCTGTAATGATATATATATGGATATTCTCCGACGGATAAATTGGGATAATATCGATGATGCACATACATTTACAACTACTGCTGGTGTTAGTGACTATGTACTTCAACAGAATTTCGGTAAAGAAGTATATGTTATGGATAATACAAATAAAGTCCAGTTAAGTCCAATATCATTGCAAGAAATGGTTCGTGATTATCCTGATGCTATAGGACAGACAGGGAAGGTAACAAGATACACTATATTATCCAAACCAGTACGTAATCAACCAACATCATCATCCACCTTAGCAGTTGTATCTGCTAGTGCGAGCGATACTACGCAGACTGTATATATTGTAGGACGTGATAGTGGCACTGCAGAGATATCTGAATCAGTTACATTAAATGGTACAACTACTGTTACCACAACTAATACATTTTCTGAAATACGCAGCATCACTAAATCAGCAGGAAGTACTGGGAGAGTGACAATAACATCTAATGGTGGTGCTAATATAGTTGCTATCATGTCTCCAGCGGATAAGGCGTACTCTATTAAATCTATTCGTTTAAATTATACGCCAGATAGTGTTATTACTATTGCGATGCCATATATCATGATTCCTTATCCTCTATCAAGTGATTATGACCAACCTGTTGTTGATTGCGCCACATCTATTGAGTTAGGAGCTACGATGATGGCATGGAGATATAAGAGACAGTTTTCTAAAGCTAATGAATATGAACGTCAGTATGAAAGGTCATTAGATACTTTAGTATGGAATAAAGAAAATAGTTTTAATAAACCAGTATTTATTGGAACTACGCCTTATTCGAGAGCAGACTATTAATGGCTACAGACGATAAAGAAATATTTTTTATAAGGAAAGACCTTTCTGGCGGTCAGAATAACCGTATTCATGGTTCTAATATTGGTGATAATCAGGCTACTGTATTATACAATGTAGATATTGGTACTCCATTTCAGACTTCTAAAAGACCAGGATTAGGACTAATACAAGATATTGGGAATAACGCTGGAACAGGACTATTTGGTTTCGAGCCTGATGGTGGAACTAATGTGTTATTAGTAACAGAAGGTTCTAACCTTAGTTCTTGGCCTGGATCTGGTTCTTTTACTAATAGATATGCATCATTTACTTCTGGTCTACAGACTACAATGATCAAGACTGGTGAGCAAGGTAATAATGATGTTGTATTAGTTAGTAATGGCACGGATAACGTACAGCGTATGACACAAGGATTTGTGTTTGCTGATTTAGGTGATACTAATACAAGCCCTCCTAAAACTACTGTGATGACATCTTTCCGTAATCGTGTATGGACGTTAAAAAGCAATTTGTTATCTTATTCTAGTGCTTTCCCATCTGATTACAGTACAGCTTTTGATAGAACGACAAATGCTTTCCGTATGCCTGTTGGTACTGAACGTGCCGTAATAGGTATTAGGGATGCTGGTTTGATTGTCATGGGTAATGATCAAGTTTGGGGAATAAACCCATCCTCTACTCCTGCCGCAACTGACCTACCGGAAAAAATACTGGACATTGGATGTGCCGCTGGTAAAACCGCTGTTCAAGTAGGGGATGACATTTACTTTTTAGCATATGATGGTGTGCGTGGAGTATTTCGTACACAACAAGATAAACTACAACAAGGTGCAAGTTATCCTTTAAGCTACGTTCTAAAAGATGAAGTCGCGTCATTATCTTGGGGTTATATTACAAAATCTTGTGCTGTATATTTCGATAATAAATACTTTATATCAGTTCCCGTCGACGGTTCTACATATTGCAATGAGGTTTGGGCATATTACCCAGCAAGCCAAGGGTGGATGATAATTACAGGATGGAATGTTGCTGCATGGTCTAAGATGAAAGTTAATGGCGAAGAAAGATTATATGCTGTTGATTCCACCGACGGAAAAGTATACAGAGCATGGAGCGGATATGACGATAATGGGACGGCTATCAATTATCAGGAAGAAGGTCGCAAGGAAGATATGGGGCAACCACTTGTCACCAAGACGGGCGGAGTGTACAAGTTACGTGCTTTGTCATCTGGCAATTACACTGTATCTGTTTATGTTTCTATTGATGATGCTGATTATACTTTACTCGGGACAATGAGCTTATCTGCTGGTGGTTTAACATTGCCATTTACGTTGCCAGCTACACTTAGCGGTCAATCAATCGTCGAGGAATCTTTTCATCTTGATTCATTAGGGCCTTGGCGACAAATACGTTTTAAAATTCAACATAATGACACGAATGGTAACGATACTATTACGTTTTATGATAGATCACTTACAACATACTCGGATGAATACTCTTCGGAATAAACGTATGGATAATATCGAACAAGATTTACAGATAAGTCACGTAAAAACGTCAAAGATATCTGATGCGAAAAACGTATTTAAAGCTGACGAAAAAGAGAAAGCTGTTAAGAATAGGTACGGTAAGGATGTAAAAATAACAGTAACATACGAATTAGATGGAAATAAATTAAAAGAATTGACGTTACGTTTTCAATCTGTTAATAACAAAGTGTATTCGATAACGGAGTATTTTACTCCGACAGAAACTACGGATTACTGCATACTCTGCTGCAGGCGCAATGGGCGCAATTTTGAATATCGGTTTGACCGCTTCCTTGATGCGGAGGTAAGTCTTATTGACCTGATAGCAGAGGAATAATGGCCACATTATCACGCGGCGCTACATACGGTGCTTCTGAAACACTCACCAATACAAAACTACATAATCTAGTAGATTTAGGTTCTATTACTAATATCGTCGATGCAGACTGTTCTCCGTCGATGAATTTGGCTGACACTAAATTAGCGGATATTACTTCAGCTAATAAGGTTAAAGGCACTGCTATTGGTAACTTAGCAAGTATTCCATCTGGTGCAGGATTAATACCAACAGGAAATATTCCCACATTAGGAGCTTCATTAGTATCGTTAATATCAATACCTAATAGTTCATTAGTTCCTATCACTTTATCTTCTTGGGTAGATGGTTTATCTTTAAGGAATATATCTTCTTTACCATCTGGAGCTGGAC